GTAACACTATATTATAACAGTGGAAGTAAAATCGCAACAACTAACACAGGTGTAGACGTAACAGGTAATATAGTTGTATCAGGAACTGTAGATGGTCGTGACATTGCAGTAAACCTTCCTGCAAGTTTAGGAGATGCAGGACAAGTTCTTAAAGTTAATGATGCAGGAAATGCAGGAGAATGGGGAGATTTAGAAGCTGGAGTAGGTTATCAAAACTCTTCGACTTCTGTAATTCCTGGTACAGAAAACACTGATTTAGGTAATTTAACAGATGACGCAACAGATGCTTTTGGTATAGCACTACAAACTAAATATGATTTAATGGATCCTATTGGTTCTTTAGTAACTTTGGATCTTGGCGCACTCTAATAAATAAAATATATTGACGTTAAATAATAAATATGATAAAAAGGTTAGTATAACCTTGAGAAAATAGGCACACTTGATTGTGCAAATAAATAAGGAGCGATAAATGGCTACAGCACTACAACTTAGGAGAGGTACTACCGCACAGAATAACGCATTTACAGGTGCTGCTGGCGAACTCTCATATGATACTGCAACCGAAGGGTTGATAGTACACGATGGATCTACTGCAGGTGGATTCGAAATTATGCCTTCAGGATCAATCATAGCTTTTGGTGGAGCAGCAGCTCCTGATGCAGGTTGGTTACTCTGCGATGGGTCTAATGTAAGTAGAAGTACTTATGCACGACTATTTGCTGCAATAGCTACTGCTTATGGAACAGGCGATGGTTCTTCTACTTTTGGACTTCCAGATCTTAGAGATAGAGTATTACTTGGTAAAGGTAGTAATAACAGCACTCTTGGTACAGAAACAGGTTCTGCTGCTGCTTCGAGTGTTATTACCAACGCTACGGGTACTACAGGAACTGCAACATCTGGATCTACTACAAACTCATTAAGTACTACTACAGCTACTTTTGCTACATCAGCAAAAGACTCTGCTACTGGTACCGCATTGACTGGGGTAACTAACTCTGGACACACGCACAGTATACCAGGACTAAGCATTCCTGCTTTGACAACAACCTTGCCAAGTAGTGTCGTTAACTTTATAATTAAAATATAAACAGTTAACGGAGGAGAAAATGTTAACATATAAAGTTAAGTATAGATTACCAGGACAGTTATTTTTTAAAACTATTAGAAATGTTCTAGAAGATGACGTATTTGCAGAAGGAAGAATGAGATTTTTTACTACGGTAAATGATGAACGATTTGAGATACCTACCACTGCTGAATTTTACTACAGTAAAGATAGATTAAAATTAATAAACTATAATATAAAGCAACAAAATAAATAAAGAGTATAGCAATACTATGCGGAGTAATTATGTCAGACAATATAAGAGAGTTGGATCAAGTGCAAACAGAATTAGATATTCTACATGAACGTTCTCAGACTAATAAAGCAAATATTTCTTCGCATGAAGCAGTGTGTGAAGTCAGACATAAAATTATAATGGAGAATATGGCCTCTATCTCTAAAGAATTAAAAGTAATTCATGCAAAGTTAAATGATGTTAGTGAGCTTGCTACTAAAGGTAAAACTTCGTTACATACTTTGCTATGGGCTGGCGGCGTTGTAGCAGGATTAGTAACTGTTTTCTCCGTACTATATAATATGTTACCTAAATGAATGATAAATTTTTTAAAATTAATGTACATAAGCTGTGCAGTAAACTTCCTCAAAATGTAACTTTTAACGAATCTCAAAAAGCTATGTTACAAGGTTTAGAAGATAATAGATTTTTTGTACATGTGGCGGCTCGTCGTACTGGTAAATCTTATTCTGCTGCTATTATAGCTTTTGCTAAACTATTAGAGCCTGGTCAACAGGTTATGGTGGTTGCTCCTAACTTCTCACTATCTTCTATTATTTGGGATTATGTTACTGATCTAATTAAAAATATGGAACTTGAGGTAGATAAGTTTAATCAAAAAGATAAAGTAGTCAAATTAATTAATGGTTCTATATTTAGATTATTATCAGCTAATAATAGAGACTCTTTAGTTGGTCGTGCTGCTAATCTATTAATTGTAGATGAGGCCGCAATTATTCCTCATGACGAGTATTTTACTCGTGATTTACGACCTGCACTATCTACTTTTAAAGACTCCAGATGCCTATGGATTTCTACTCCACGTGGTAAAGGTAATTATTTATATAACTACTTTATGAGAGGTAAAGATGATGAATATGATGAATGGGGCTCTTCTATACACACTTGGAGAGCTAATCCTTTACTATCTGAAAAAGATGTTATGGAAGCTAAAAGAACTTCTACAAGAGCACTTTTTGCCCAAGAATATGAGTGTGAGTGGACTACTACAGAAGCACAGATATATGAGTATTTAGATGAAACAAAACATATTGATGATTATGCAGAAAATAGATACATGGAAATTATCGCAGGACTCGATGTTGGGTATAGAGATGAGAATGTATTTGTTGTTATAGGTTATGATGGTACCTCTTATTATATACTAGATGAATATATATCTAAAGAATCTACTACTTCTGAGTTAGCCTCTGCTATACAAGAACAAATAGATAGATGGAATATAGAAACTATTTATATTGATTCCGCAGCACAACAAGTAAAAGCTGATTTTGCTTACGACTACGATATATATTGTGAAAATGCTATTAAGTCTGTAAATGATGGCATAGCTTGTTTACAGTCCTTAATAGAAAACGATAATTTATATTTTGACACTATGGGAGGAAAACATACTTATTCTGCTATGAGCTCTTACAGATGGAATCCTAATACTGAAAATCCTAAACCAATACATGATTGGACCTCTCACCCAAGTGACTCTGTTAGGTATGCTATATATACACACTCTAAAATGAGTGGTGTTTCTATTTATGGATAACATAAGATTAATAATACTAAACTATAAAAGATCTGAAAATGTATTAAATATTGCTACTACATATAAAACCTTAATGCCTGTTACTGTGGTTAATAATAATCCTAATGAACCTTTTCCTTATCTAGGCAACGGTATAGATGTTATAAATAATGAAAAAAATTGGTTGTGCATGGAAAGATGGGTACGTTGTTTTGACTATGAGGAGCCCTATAAGTTAATTGTAGATGATGATTTAATGCCTCACCCCTCTTTAGTTAAGAAAATGTATAATAAACAAGTACCAATAGTAGGAGTGTATGGTAAATCAGGTGTAGATTCTGCTAATTCATATCAAGAATTAATAGATCATTGGAATGAGGATGCTAAAGTAGATTTTATAGTAGGTGCTATAACATTAATTAAACAATCAGCATTAGATTTAGTAAAAAAAGATATAGAAAAAATAGGTTATCCTAAACGTGGAGACGATATAATCGTATCTTATTTACTTAAAAAGTATTTAAATTTAAAATATCTTGACACAGTTAGTGGTAAAGTGTTAAACTTACCAGAAGATGATGTAGGATTGAATACAGATACAGAGCATTATAATATGAGGTGGAATGTAATTGAGCGATTTAAAAAGATTTCCAATTAAGTATATACGAGACTATATTAAAAAAGATTATAAAACCAGAGAAGATTGCTATATCTGTAGTAGTAAAACCAAATTAGAACTACATCATTTATATAGTGTAAGTGAATTATTCAGTAAATGGTGCGATAAGAATAGTATAAAAGAAGTAGTTAGTGTTGAAAAAATTAAAGAATTAAGAGTTATTTTTGCTAAAGACTGTGAGAATGATTTGAGTCATAAAAATTTGTTTACGTTATGTTCTAAACATCATAAACAATTACATAGTATATACGGGCAAACTTATTCTAATCATTTAGCGCCTAAAATTAAAAACTGGTTAGACATACAAAGGACGAAAAATGGCAGATGATAAAATGGGTTTTAGGGAGTGGGTAGCTGAAAAGCTTAATCCAGCGCAACCATCTGTTGCTGCTTTAGAGCCTTACGCTTCTCCAGAAACAATTGTTGATTTTGAACAAGCATATAGAGAAATTGAAGTTGTTCATCGTTCTGTTGAGATGATTATTAACGCATGTGTTGAAATACCTTTTATTGTAGAAGGCCAAAGTCCTGCTAAAAAAGTAAATAAACTATTAAACATAAAACCTAATCCCTTCGAGGATAGAGTTAGATTTTATAGAAGAGCCTTTTTAGATTTTATGTTAGATGGTAACGCTTTTTTCTATTATGATGGTAATGATGTTTATTTACTACCTGCAAACGACGTAGAAGTAGTACCAGATCCCCAAACTTTTGTGAATCATTACAATTATTTAATAACTAATCAATCTACAAATGATAGTTTTTTTGCAGGCAGAAAACAAACTAGAAAAGCAGATGCTATTCAGTTTGCTCCAGATGAGATTATACATGTAATGGCTGAAAATGATCAGTCTATATTTAGAGGTACATCTAAACTTAAGTCTATGCTTAAGCTAATGGAATTATACTTTTATATGATTAAATTTCAAAGACAGTTCTTTAAAAATAATGCACTCCCAGGGTTTGTATTATCAACTGATAATATATTATCTCAAAGAGTAAAACAGAGACTTCTTGAATCTTGGCGTTCTACTTATAATACTATTTTTGATGGGGCAAGAAATCCTGCTATCCTAGATGGGGGTTTGAAAATTGATCCTTTTTCTGCAGTAAGCTTTGATAAATTAGACTTTGAAAATTCTATAGAACGCATACAGATGGATATGGCTAAAGCATTAGGTGTACCATACGTTTTACTAAAATCAGGAAATAATGCTAATATAGATGCTAATCAAAAATTATTTTATCTGCATACTATATTACCTATGTTAAATCAGTTTGGAAGTGCATTTTCACATTTCTTTAATAACGGTGTTACTATTCGTCCTAATAGATTAGTAGTTCCCGCACTACAACCAGACAACAGAACACAAGCTATTTATTATTCTACTCTGGTTAATACAGGAATCATAACCCCAAATGAGGCTCGTGAGGGATTAAAATTTCCAAAATTAGAAGATAATGATACTATAAGAGTACCACAAAATATAACAGGTAGTGCAACAGATGCTACACAAGGTGGAAGACCTGTTGAAGGGGATTCTACAATCGAGGAAGAAACAAATGACTAATAAAACATTATATCTAAATAGTTCCTTCGAAACAAAAGCCTTAAAAAAAGGATCAAAATCTCTTAAAATTGCTGGATATGCTAATACCACTGCTAAAGATCGTTCTGGTGACGTTGTCACTGCTGAAGCATGGGCTAAAGGTGTAGAAAATTTTAGAAGAAATCCTGTAATGCTTTATCAACATAAACATGATACTCCTATTGGGCGTATTGATAAGATTCAAGTTGATAAAAAAGGTATATTTGTTGAAGGCTCAGTTAGCGAAGCTGCTGAAAAAATTCACGGTATCCAAACTCTAATCAAGGATGGAGCTTTAAAGAGCTTTTCAGTAGGTTTTAGAGTTAAAGATGGAAAGTACAATAGAGAAGATGATTCTATGACTATTACTGATGTAGAGTTACTAGAAATCTCTGTAGTAAGTGTTCCATGCAATCAAGACTCTCTATTTTCTATACGTAAGAGTTTTGATAGCGAACAAGATTATAAAGAATTTGTTACATCAATAGATGCAGAAGTATCTGACGATGAACAAAAGATGATGAATGAAGTTACTGCTGGTATTACCAGTGTAGTGGGTGGTCATTATCACACTGTTGAATTAGATGCAAGCAATAATGGGGTGACTACTTACGCCTCTCATATGTCTAATCATGCACACCGCATTCTC